TTTAAGTAATTTTGTGGATAATTTAGATGAAACAACAAAAAAAGAATTTATTCAATTAATGTCTGAAGACACAAAATCTCTTGAGGGTAAATTTGAAACTATTAGAGAAAGTGCAATATGTAAACTTAATTCAATCTTAGAAAAAGAAGAGGAATTTGAGTTAAAAACAAAATTGTCTGAAACTATTGATAGATTAAAGTCCGAAAAGTTTGACCAATTAAATTTTCTTAAGTTAAAAAACTTAGAAGAATCAATCTAAGGAAGTTCTTATTTTTTGTATGTAAGTTGCCTTTAATTTTTGGCTTCTTTTTGCAACAGATTTTTTTACAAATTCTTTTTTATCAAATAACATTTGATTCTGTTTAGTTTTGATAACTTTAGATTTTAAAGTTTTTAACGCCTTACTAAGGTCACCATTATTTATTTTTACTACTAACATATTATACAAATACTTTAATTTATTGAATTTTTTTTGACAATGGTATTATTTTGTATTATTTTTTCACTAAATAAATAAACATTGATATCAATGAAGTTTAATGAAAAAAGGCAAAAGTGTAAAGTTAAATCTGTATAGTCCGATAAAATCGGTCTATGGTACTGTAGATTCTAAGAATCTTAAATCCCTGTACATAAACATCCAATCTTGGGTTTCCCCCAAATTTGAACACGACAATTGGAATCGGGTCGTGGGTAATCTAAATAGAGAAATTAAACATTCAGTATTTAACTCAATTGATTCTAATCTTTTTAAAGAAACAAGTATTGTAGATTTAGACTTAAGAACAAGTGGTATTTTACACGGAAAAAAATCATTTTTTAACTTAGAAGTTAATTTATATACCAATCAAGAAATGGATTTTAAATCTTCAGAAATAAAGGAATCTATTAAAAAAATTATAAAAAATATTGTCAGAGATAATGTAATTGAAAATAAATACTTTGATTTTTCACTTTCAAAAGAGAAAAAAATTTAACAAAGATACTTGATTGATATATTTATCATAAAAAGTATTAATGAAAAAGTTAAGAATTTTAGAAGCAAATGAAGTTGGTCACGGTATATTAATTGAAACAGACGCAGGTTGGGTTTCTCCTAAAGATGTTCGTAATTCCATAATGTTAAAGGAAGCAGCAACTTTAGATTATAGAAATCCATTTGAATTTTATGCGGTGTTACAAAAATATGACACTCCAAATAGAAATGGAAGATTCTATCCTGAAAGGATATTAAAAAGAGAAGCTGAGAACTACAAGAAGGCAATTGCCAAAGGTTTATCAACATCAGAACTTAATCACCCTGAGTCATCCTTAATTGACTTAGACCGAGTAGCTCACATTATCACAGATATATGGTGGGAAGCAAACATTCTGATGGGTAAACTTAAATTGTTAACCTCACCAGGATTTCACGAGAGAGGTATTGTATCCACCAAAGGAGACCAAGCCGCTAATCTAATGAGACAAGGTGTAACAATGGGAGTATCTTCAAGAGGGGTAGGTTCCTTAAAAAAAGTAGGTGAAAGAAATGAAGTTCAAGATGATTTTGAATTAATTTGTTTTGATTTGGTATCATCTCCATCAACTCCTGGGGCTTATTTATTTAGTAATGCTGAGGATAGAAGTAAGTATGACGAGAATATTGAAGAAGAAAAAAAATATAAATCACCTGAAAATTCTGAATTTCAAACCAAAGGAATTGACTTAATGAAAAAATTGAACGATTATTTGGGAAAATAAATAACAGTATGGAAGAAAAATTTTTTGTAGCAAAAGTTCAGTATGATTTACCTGACGAAACAACTGGTAAAATTAAGAAAATTAGAGAAGAGAAACTTGTAAAAGGGTTTTCTGTAACGGATGTAGAAGCCAAGGTAACAGGAAAGTATGAAGGGTTTACTCATGATTGGAGAATTACATCAGTCTCTGAAAGTAAAATTGATGAAGTTATTGAATAAATTAAAGTGGTCTACGGACCACTTTTTTTTTGTTTATTAAATTATTTGAAGTGGTTAATTACCACTTTTTTTATGCTTGGACATATTTATAGTAAATAAAAACAAACATGATATCAGGTTAGAAATGAATTTTTCTAATTCGGTACATATTTATATGTTAAATAAATGAAAGAAAATAAATCTTTAGTTCAAGAGGCTCTTATTCAAATGAAACAAGTTGAAGAAGCAATAGCCGAGAATGCAAAAGGAATACTTCAATCTACAATGAAAGAAGAAATCAGTCAATTAGTAAAAGAATCTCTAACCGAGCAAGACGAGGATGGTGAGATTGAAATAGATGCAGACGTTGATACGGATGCTGATAATGATGAAATGGAAATGGATATGGACATTGAAGATGATGACATAGATACAGATAATGTAGATATGGACGATGTTGAAATGGGTATGGACATGGATATGGATTCAGACGAAAATCCAATAGATTTAACTGATGCTTCTGACGAAGAAATTTTGAAAGTGTTTAAAGCTATGGGTGAAAATGATGGAATTATCGTAAAAAAAGACGGTGATAATATTCATTTAACCGATGACAACTCTGATGTAGAATATCTAGTTAAGCTTGGTGAATCTATGGAAGATGATTTCTCTTCTGAAGATATGACGGAAGACGATGATATCGAAATGATGGAAGACGATTCTGAAGATATGAATGATGATACACTTGATAATGTTATTGCATCAATTTTTGATGAAAGTGATATGTCAGATGTTGATGATTCAGACGAAGTTATGTATGAAATTACTTTAGATGAAGACGACACAGAAGAAATGGATGAAGAAGACAACATGGATGATGATAACATGGATGATGATGACATGGGAATGTATGAATCTAAAAGTGTTAAGAAAACCATTAAACCTAAGGGTGTTGGAATTGGTACAGGACCAAAATTCTCTTATAAGAATAAAGTATCTGGCGGATTTAAAGAAGACATGAAACAAGGTCCTAAATCAGTAGGTACAGGTAAAGCTAAATTCGAATACAAAAAAGGTGGTAACATGGAAGGTAAATCTAAAGTTGTTAAAGCTGAAACCAAAGAAGGCGATTACACAACTAAAAAAGGTATGACAAATTCTAAAGGAGAAAAGGCATTCGAAAAAATAGAAACTAAAGAAGCTGCAAGAACTTATGGTATGGGTTCTAAAGAAGGTAGAGGATTAAGAAAAGGTATCACTAATAACAGAAACTATGTTTATGGTAAAAGTGGTGTTAAAACAGAATCTACTCAAGAAGAAGTTAGAATGTTGAGAGAAAAAAATGAAGAATATAGAAAAGCGTTAAATGTTTTCAGAGAAAAACTTAACGAAGTTGCTATCTTCAATTCAAACTTAGCTTACGCTACTAGATTGTTTACAGAACACTCAACAACTAAAAAAGAAAAAATAAATATCCTTAGAAGATTTGACGATGTTGAAACTTTAAAAGAATCTAAAAATCTTTATAAGTCAATCAAAGACGAATTAAATAAGGTAGACACGAAATCAATTAACGAATCAGTAGGTGCTAAATTAAACAAAACTGTAACAACAGGTTCATCTGCAACTTTAATTGAATCAAAAACCTATGAAAATCCTCAATTCTTAAGAATGAAAGATTTAATGGGTAAACTTGGATAAAAAAATAAAAATAAATTAAAAAAAACAAAACAAATACTAAAATGGGAGCATTATTAGAATCAGGTCTTGTCGGTAACATCGGTCTTAAGCACCTTAAAGTTATCAAAGAAGACACAATCAACAAATGGGACAAATTAGGCTTTTTAGAAGGTCTTAAAGGTCACATGAGAGAAAACGTAGCACAATTATACGAAAACCAAGCATCATTCTTAATCAATGAAGCATCATCTACTTCTGATACAGGAGCTTTTGAAACAGTGGTTTTCCCAATTGTTAGACGTGTATTCTCTAAACTATTAGCAAACGACATCGTTTCAGTACAAGCTATGAACTTACCAATCGGTAAGTTATTCTACTTCGTACCTAACATTCAAAAATACGAAAATGATGGAGCTAACAACACAGGTATCCACTACGCACCGTATGGTTCACCAAACGCTACACAAGCTACTCCTGGCGCAGGTTATGACTACGCTTTAACTAAAGACCTTTATGACAGATTTTATGAAGGTAACGAACCAGCATTAGACCCACCAGGTTTATTTGACTATTCTAAAGGACAATATTCCGCAATTACTGCACCAGTAACAACAGTTGTGTGGAGTTCTGTAGGTAGTTCATTAGTTGCTTCAGGTTATGGACTAAGCGATTACAGAAAAGTGTTAATCGTTATGGAAGGTTTTGCTACTGTAGCAGCAGGTAAATTAATCGGTCCTGATGGTAACCCAATGGATAACGAATCTTTCTTATCTGATTTAACTATCTACGGTAACGCAAATAATCCAACAACAGCTGCAAATGCTACTAACCCTTATTTATTTAGAGTAGTAACTCAAAAATATGGTAAAGGTATTGTAGAATACGGTACAGCTAACGACCCTGCAGCTTTCCCTAACTCTAGAACAGGTGGTGGTCAATACGACAACATATGTGACGTTAACGGTAAAATTTACTTAGAAGTTGACTTATCT